CGCTGCTGCTTACGCTGCTGCTTACGCTGCTGACGCTGCTGCTGACGCTGCTGCTCACGCTGCTGCTTACGCTGCTGCTCACGCTGCTCGCGCTGCTCACGCTGCTACTTACGCTATGAAAATAAAAATATTAAAATACGGGATAAGGCTTCTAACACTACCGGGGAACGTCTGGTCAAAGGGGGTGTGATGGGTAAAAAGAACCCGATACAAACTCCACGGTCAAAGGTAAGGGCGGCTATCCGGCAAGTGTGGCTCAGGTCAAGGGAGAGGGCAGCTGCAATCAAGCGGGACAACTATACCTGCCAGTGTTGCGGAAGGAAGCAGAGTAAGGCCAAGGGTAAAGAGTTTGCCGTCCAGGTTCACCACAAGGAGTTGATTGTGAATTGGGAAGCCGTTATTGACGCAGTTTATGAGCATATTCTATGCCACCCGGACGGCCTTGAAACGCTTTGTAGGGAATGCCACGACAAGGAACACCAGAGAACCGAAATAGAGGTGGAGGTGGTGGGGTGAAACCAGTACAACAAACGATTTTTTCTAAAAATTTAGGTGACTGTTTTCGCGCTTGTGTTTGTTCGATTCTTGAAATAGACATATGTGATATGCCTAATTTTTGGGAACAAACGCAGGATGGGGATATTTTTTGGAATCGTGTTAACGACTGGTTGTTTCCTCGCGGTTATAAATGTATACTGGTAAACGTAGCCGAAGACCATCGCCTTTATAGTCCCGTTAAATCCACTGAAAACAGGAGTATAAGCCAATGAAAGAAACATCCGAACCGATAGCGACAGACCCGATATGCACGAAGGGCATGCCGTCATAGGCGGTCAAGAAAAGGGGGTAGACGTGAACGAAAGAGACTTATGGGCCGCTGTAATAGCCCAGGCAGTAGAGGATATGAACGCGCCGGTGGCAACCAAAGACACAACAGCCAGCCGGATCGTGGAAAAGAACCGCAGGAACGCAAGGGCATGGCTTCGGAATACCAAGGGGTACTCCGTTGGGTCGTTTCCGTGGATATGCGAATCGCTCGGATATTCACCGGGGGCTATTCAAGCCAAGGTGCTGTAAAAGACCAAAACCGCACAAAATACTTGACAAAACATGCCAGGCTTGATACAGGCAAACCATGGCGGCTACCAAAAAACCGAAAAAACCCACCGGAAGGCCCGGCTTCATTGATTGTCAATGCGGTATTTCAGAGGCCACTCAGTCACTACGGCTCGGGTCGAAATAGCGACAAGCTGAAACCGTCCGCCCCTATGGACTACCTGCAAAAGCCGGACGGCACAAACATATCCAAGGCCGTTGAGGACGTTATGAACGGTATCTTTTGGAAAGATGATACGCAAGTGACTGCGATCTGTTTCAGGTCATGGGCCGAACCTGGGTATCAAGAGGGTTTGTATATTACACTTAAAAACAAACTTTTTGAGGGCTGTATAACGGCATAAACCACTAACCCATAGTATGATATGCCTTTCACCTCAAAACACGCTTAAAACGCAAATGGCGAAGCGTAACACGCAAAAAAGGGGGATTCATCATGATAGAAACGACAGTTGCTTTTAGTGTCATTGAACGCCCGAACACTTTTAAAAAAGCTGGTAAGGAATGGGCGTTAAACGTAAAGATTGGCGATCATAACCACTGGACGCTTAAAACATGGGACACTAACCCAAGGGAAAGCGCGGTAGAAGATACAAAAGAAGTAATTTTAAGGGCGTTTGAGTTTTACCATCGGCATCTGTCAATACCAAGATTTAAAATTACAGTTGTAGACGAATAATAAAAAAAGGGGCACGGTTTCATCGACCGGCCCCCTTTCATTTATTGTGTACGTTAAAGTTTCTTGTACGCCAACGCCACCACCACCAGCGCAAGCACTATCAGATTGACCGTTATTTGCTCCATAAGCCTAGCCTTTCATGTTTTTTTCTCTGTTGTATTCCCGGACAATCTTTCTAATGTCTTTGATCGACAATGTTACAATGGCACCGCTTCCAGCGTTCATTTCTATTCTGCCGTCTGTTTTTATCGAAATTGAGGTACACCACCCGCTACCACTTTTAGCCGTAAATAAATGTTTTCTTTCCACTAGACATCCTTTCATTTCGTGTAGGATTTTTTTCAACTAATCCATCAACGCCTGCGCCTTGAGTTGCTGGTCTCTCAACCACGCAGCGTCTTTTCGTGCGTCTTCACGGGTCACTCGAACAATGCCGGTTGTTTCTGACCACAATCTTTGTTTGTTGATTATACACACGACAAACCCAACAAAACCAGGCCCTGTTTTTCTTGTTCTAAGTTGTATTGCCATAACTTCAATCCCCTTTCATATCAAGTTGTTTCATGTCTCATACCGTCCGGGCCAGCGCAAGGCTACTTTCAACATCCCGGACAAACTCAGGCCACGGGATCGCTTGCCACGCTTCCGGGTCCCCGTATATCTCCCGGCTGATCGTATCGGCCAGGGTCAAAAGTTTTTCGGTGTCGGATTTGTTTGCGGTGTCTGACATTTCATCACCTCTCTTTTTTTGCAATCGTTTCGCCGGGCCTAACCTACCTAGTTGTTTCATGGCTACTGTAATAGGAATAAGCTACACGGTTCACCATTTGTCTGACTGAAAACAATTTCCACAAATCTGGCCTTGTGTCGTTTCAGGGCTGCCCGGTATTTTTTAACCGTTGCCCCCTGGTGTTTCCGTTTCTGGCCGTTGGTTTTGTATTCATCGTGTTTTACTTTTGCGTATTTCATTTTGTCACCCCCAATAGTGGTTTATGGCGTTATTGCCAAGGTAAACAGGGACAAGGCCACCATCAGGGCCAGGGATAGGGTTGTGTAAAAAAACTCTTTCATGGTGCCTCCTTTGTTTATTGTTAATATTAACGCCTCACTACTGCCCACGATCTCTCATGGGCAGGGTCAGGGGTTAATATTCGTATGAATACTTCTTTGAGCTTTTGCATGTAAAATTATGTAAAATGTTTTTGTATTCCCTGCCCGGTTCTTCTTCCAGCCATTCCATAATTTCAGCCTCTGTGTCTGTACACAAGACAAACCTTGATTGTGTTGGTATGCTGTTTTTGATAATCTCAAATCCCTGATAAATTGTTTCTGGTGTATAATATATCATGTTTCATTCCTCCCACGGCCCGTCTAACAGACCGGGCCGGGTTTAGTTTAGGCTTCGATGCAATCCGGCACGCTGTCGGCTGGGCCAACCCATGAAGCTTTGTTCCAACGGAATCCGGCGGCTTTCAGTGCTGCCCGTATATCATATTCGGGCTTTTCTGTGAACGTGATATATGCGTATCCGTTCGACTTTTCAATCAATATCCCGCTTTCCGTTTCCTCTGCCTTGGCTCGAATTTCAGCCGCTCTTTTTAATTGCTCTAGGCGCTTTCGGTCTGTGCTGATGTTCCCGCCCAGGTTTTGGTTGACATACGCAGGGATACCGATCCGGCCGCAAAAGTCAGGCTCAAACAGTTTAATGGCTATACCCTCAGACATTCCAAGGGCTTCAAGGGCTTTGATTTTTTCGGGTGTTGCTTCGTTTTTGGGTTTCTTTCTGATAATTTTGTTAATTGCGTTGTTTCGCTCCCGCTGTGCTTCCCGCTTTTTAATGCGTTCTTCAATGGCTTCGATAGCGTCGGCATCATCTGAAAAGATGGACTTGTCAAGCGCACAAATCAACCCGGCTGCCGTGCTTTTGTGGTGGTCTGCCATTGCGTTGTGTTCAACCATTTTAAACATGAGGTTTTGAGATCGTTCCAGCGTCCTTCTGTGGCCTCTTTCGCTGTGATGGCCCACAAGTATGGGCTGACCAAAGGGGATGTGCTCCACAAGCCTGTCGCTTGTCCTGTGGGCCGCTTCTGCCTTAGCTTTCCTGCTGTCTGCCCATTCAAGCCGCTTTTCTACCTTCCGCTCAAGCCTTTCTCTTCTTGTCATAGTGTATCCCCTTATTTAGTTGGTTTTTGCTTCGGCCTTTATGACTTCTAGGGCCAGTAAAATATCATAATACGTCTCTTGCTTGTCTTTGCCTTCAGCCATGCTCAGAATTTGTTTTGTGAGGTCGTGCGTGCTGGGATTGTCAAGCACTTCCTGCCGTGTGGGTTTGCGGTTCATGACCATTTGGTGTGGTTCCTTAATTTATGCCCGGCCTGTGCAAGCGCCGGGATGGGTGGTTATTTAAATATTGTAATATACCTGCTCAGTTTTCCGGCCCACGCAGAAAACCTCGTTTTTTTAATGACAATTCCAGCATTTTCGGCTTTTCGCACATATGCGAAATCGTATCTGTCGTTTCCCTGTGTAACATGTATCGCTGTGACGTTATTTGTTCCCCGTCCGAGGTTGTTTGCGTAATAAAACCAAACCTCCGTTCCGTCAGGGCAACAAAATCCTCTCGGACCAACCGGTTTATTCGTTTTAAATTCGGCCTCTGTAAAAAATTCATGGTTTAATTTTGTCATGATTTTTCTCCGTTCGTTTTGTGTTTGTGTTTGCTGCCATGCCATAACATAGAGCAAACCCCGTGCCAACGCCAAAAAGATTTGTTGTTTTGTTTGTAAGTGTGCGATATTGCAAGCGATAAAAATTATCATGGGGCTTAAAACAGGCTGCAAACCACCGATAAAAACCCGTATTTTGTGACAATCTACGGCAATAGCAAACCCACTAAAATTAGGCAACCACAACAATGCAACCAGCAAACGCCGGCCAGTAGGTGGGTTACGGTGGTTACAATTTACGGCAAAAGTGACAATTTACGGCACTACAAAAAACCCCTTGACTCTGCCATTATATCAATATATGTGTGGGCCATGAGTCTATGTGGCGTCAATCACCCCGGACGCTGTTCGTCATGGCAAACCCGGCCATGAGTACCAGATAAACGCGCTGTTGGATGCAACAGCATAACGCGATATATCACATAGGCAACGGCAACCACATAGCCACCGGGCCACATAATCACCGACAACGGGGTGCATGTAACTACCACTACCAAAATCAGTGCAGGTTGTAAAATCCCACCAGGCCACAAACATCATTCATTTTTTTCTTGACACATAAAATACAATTCTGTATCATAACCACACCCATGAAACATAATCCCCAAAAAAGGTGTATCACATGGCAACCAAACGATCCAAAAGTGTCCCAAAAATAACAGCTAAAATGAGACACCATGAACGCCTCCTAGAATACCTCGGAAATCCAGAAAATGAAATCCCTAACCGTACAGAATATTGCGACATTTTGAACATAGCAAGATCAACTCTGTATGATACGTTTACCGGGCATGAACTAGACATTATAGAATCTGAGGCGCTAGTATTGAGGCGACAGCGCATTGCAAGAGCAGCGATGGAGATCGACAAGGCCCTACAAAACAAGGCTAAATCTGGTGATCCTGCTGCAATTAAGCTGTTTTATCAGCGGCTTGAGGGCTGGTCAGAAAAGACCACGATTGATCATAACATCAAATCCATTGACGACATCATCCAGGAGATTGAGGGAGAGTGAGACACAAGTGTATCGTGAGAGTGTATCATATTGGGTTTAATTATGAGACACATTGAGACATGAAACGAAGCACAAGACGCAAACTGCTGGCGTGGGCAGTCAATATAGTCCTGATTGCCGTCACAGTGGCATTGGTTGCCCTCCTGGTGGTGTCGCATGGATAAACCCCTATCAGATCACACAGTGACAGAGCTACGGGCCATAGCACGAGATTACAGCATCAAGGGCGCGTCTTACATGGTCAAGGCAGACCTGGTGCGGGCAATCGAGCAGGCAACCAAACCGGCTAGGGTGATCAACAGGCGGCGCAAAACAATGGGATATGGGCTATAGAGTGGTGTGCCATGTAGTCCATCATGCGTCCCAGAAAGCAGCACAGGCGACTCACAAGTGTATCATGTGTATCATATAGGAGGATAAATGGCAGAGAAAAAGAAACAAAAGAAAAGCGGGTCTGTATATTCTGGCGGGTATCTTAATCAAGGCGGTGTATCTCCGCAGGTGTCTGACATGCTGAAAGAGGCATACGTACCGGTGACCAAAGATCAGGACAGGGCGGAGAAGGAACGCAAACGCCTGGAAGCAGAAAGAAAGCGTATCGAAAAAGAACGCAAAAAGAAAAACAAGGGCTAACTGTGGCAACAGCTAACCAGCACACCATTGACACGATCCGGCGCTATCGGGAGAATTTTACCGAGTATGCCAGTAAGTGTTTATGTGTCAGGGATCACAACGTTGCTAAGGTAGTTCCGTTAAACCTCCGTAAACCCCAGCAAATCCTCCACAATGTAGCAGAAAAGCAAAAAGCAGCAACAGGCAAGGTTAGGATCATCAACCTGAAGGCACGCCGATACGGTGGCAGCACATACGTGGAGGGTAGGTACTATTGGAGAACGTCACTCAACAGCAACCGAAACGCTTTTATTATCGCCCATGAGGATGACGCAACCCAAACCCTCTACCGTATGGCCCAGCTATTTCATGAGCAGAACAGGCTGGGTGATGCCAAACCGTCTACAAGGGCCACCAACGCCAAAGAGCTTATATTCGACACGCCGGCAGGGTCAAAGAAACGTGGGCTTAAATCAGAGTACAAAGTAGCTACAGCCCGGAACGTACATGCTGGTAAGTCTCAGGGTATCCATTATCTCCATATCTCAGAAGAAGCCCAATGGCAGGGTGATCCCGATGAGCTTCTAACCTCCCTGTTCGCCTGTGTGCCAAAGGATAATTCTGTTGATACGGAGATATTCAGGGAGTCCACAGCCCAGGGTTTCGGCAACACGTTTCAAGAGGATGTGTTCGCTACATACGCAGAGGGCAAGTTTCCCTATTATCAAGTAGATGGTGTCACCTACGCATGGAGCAATCCAGACACAGAGTGGGTACTGGTGTTTATCCCCTGGTTTGTGGTCGAAGGGTACACAATGCCATTTGAGACGGCAGAGCAGAAGGAAGCATTTAAAAAGAAGATCAATGAAAAGGTGTTCGACTCAAACGAAAACCAATGGATTGAATCGGACTCCATAAAGCTACAGCGCACGCTAAACCTCACCATGGAGCAGTTATATTGGCGGCAGTGGATGATTGATAATGATTGCCGTGGGTCTGTGGATAAATTCCGGCAGAATTACCCGGCCACTGTCGAAGAAGCGTTCCTGTCCTCCGGCTCTAACTACTATCCTAAAGAGCTATGTGATCAGATAGAAGCAGAGTGTAGTGAGCCTATAGCAGTAGGGGATTTGTTCGAGGAAGCCGGCAAGGTCAGGATTAAGCGGAATAAGCACGGCAAATTCAGCTTATGGGAGAGACCTGGTGTAGATAGGCAATACTTTATGTGTATTGACTCAGGTGGTGGCAAGAACGAGCGCAAGAAGAGGGAGAAGAAAGACCCTGACCCGACCTGTATTGACATTTACGACTATGTATCAGGCAAGCAAGTGGCGCAGTGGCACGGCCATATCGAGTATGATTTGATTGCCGATATTGCTGAAATGGCAGGTAAGCTGTTCAATATGGCTATAGCCTGTGTGGAGCTGCTACAACATGGCTATACAGTGATTGCCGACCTGAAGCGTAAAAAGTACCCCATGTACGAACACAAGCCCGGTGAGCCTGGATGGTCAACCAATCCAAAGACAAAGCCTGTTATGGTAGCCAGTCTTTATAAATGGACAAGGGATGGTTTGATCCATATACAGTGTAAGCAGACAGTCTCGGAAATGCGGACGTTCATCGAGGAGAACGGGACATATAACGCTGCTTCAGGTTGTCATGATGACAGGGTTGACACGGCGTGCATGGCTACGCAGATGTTCCAGTTGATAGCGCCAAAGATTAAGGAAAGCGAGAAGTCAAGGGATCGTGGAAGGACTTATGGCTTTACGAACATCACGGATAGAGCGAAGCAGCAAGAAGGCGGTTATATGGAATTTTATGCGAGGGTGTAATTATGCTAATGAAATATAAGCCGTTCACATTAAAGGACATTTACAGGTTCCCGGTGGTGGTATTTCTATGGGTTCTCGTGCTTAACAATTATAGGAAAAGGGCGAAGGGATTGCTCCCAGACGAGTGGTATTGGGCCGACAAGAAACTTATAGACTATGGATATTACGCATAATGCGAGGGTATGATGGAAGAATTTAAACCAGAGGACATGCCTGTTATTATAGACGCTACATTTGTTCTTGCTATTCAGGCGTATTCTATGGCTTTTTACGCTTGCTGTAAAGATCACGGTGGTGTTGAAGAAAACTTTACGATTAAAGATGTGTTGCTAGATCGCTTTAAATCGCAAGGCATTGACACTGAAAGCTCAGAACGTGTTGCCGGGGTAGTGGACTCGTTGGTCAGTAAAAGCATAAAAGACTTGGAGGATATTAATGGCAACTAAACAGGCAACCAAAGAAACGGTAGAAGCGGTTACCTACACACTAGGCCAGATCAAAGACCTTTGGAGTGAGTACCAATCTACCTACGGATGGCGTGTGCTGCGTGGTGGCAAGTGGGCCTTTTCGTTGACAGCGCCTGACACCTCTGGTGGTGCATCAAAGGCTGAAATGCTACAGGTAAAGAATCACTACAGTTTCCCTAAATACTTGGAGCTAAAAAAGAATGAATAAAAACCTGATAAACGCACCATCAAAAGACGAGGCCAATAAAGGGTACAAGCAACTTGTAGAGTATTGCCTTGAGACCATAGGCCAGATCGAGGAAAGCCCCTACAGGAAGCAGACCATTGAAGACATTAAGAAGTCAAACGAGGTTTACAATCAGGTTGAATCACCAGCTACAGAGCCGTGGGAGGGTGCAAGCTCTTCTGTGCTTCCGCTTCTCACGATTAGTTGCGACAACCTGGAGCCACGCATAGCGTCCAGTCTTGTTGGTAAAAAGCCGTATGTCAGAATTGAGCCTGAGAACGACCAGCCAAAATCAGATCAAGAGGAGGTTATTGAGACGTTCTTTAATCAAGAGCTTGAGGATGTTGTTGAGATTGAGAACTTCGCCGGAAACTTCGTCAATCAGCTTTTGCGGGAAGGGACTGTTTTTGTAATTCCAGAATACTCTTTGAAGGAAGAGACCAGGCGAGAGTTTGTGTTTGTTGAAGACGTTATGGAGCGAATGAAGCCGCAGATAGCTGAAATTGCAATGCAGGCACAGCAGGCGGCACAGAAGAACCCGGAAGCAGCGCAGGAGATTATGGCGTTTGCTGAACAGCAGGTAATGGACATGACACCCCCTGCTATTGGTGGCGTTGTGGTTGATGCCGAGTCCGGTGAACCGTTGTATGACGATAAAACAAGTGTTGTTTTTGAGGGAGGGAAAGTCGAAATACTCCCATTTACAGATGTGTTAATCCCTGATGACGTTGACGACATGGAGTCCTCACCTATATTTAGAAAAATCAGACCCACCTACGCCGAACTCATCAGGGATTCACAAACAAAAGCTGGATTTATCCAGGAAAATATAGGGCCGTGGTTGTGTGGCGAAGAGGGTGAACCGGGTATTCCAGAAGAAGACCAAACGCCGTCACAAAAGCTCGTTGGTGTTGAGGTTAATGCAAAGAAAACAATACCTTGCTACGAGTGTTATGTTTCATACATTCCACGCAAGGACGACCAGGAAGACGACAAGGAGACTTATGACTTTACGGAACAGCGTTTTGTGGTTCAGATCGCAAAGGACTCTGAGATTTTGCTTCGTGTGATACCGTTGATTGAGTTGAGCTTCACAAACCGTCACCTGATTACAAGGGCCAGACTGTTCCCTCAGCAGAAAAAGAGCTATGGAACGTCTATTTACGGGAAGATTAAGTCGATTCAGGAGGGTGCCACAAAAACATTCAACACGGCTATCAACGTTGCAGAGGTCACAATGATTCCGTGGTTCTTGTTTACAGAGGCATCCGGCTTACAGAACTACACGGAAGGAATACAACTTGCGGCTGGCAAGGGCATTAAGGTTGACTCCACAAGTCCAGACTCAATTTATTTCCCACGATTCTCTATAAACCCCGACCAGATTTTAAAATGGATCGACCTGTGGGTGTCTTTCTGGGAGAGGCTTATTTCAATTGGAGATCTTCAGGTGGGCCGATCTGGAAGCAAAGACACGACAGCGACAGAAACAATGGCAGTTATCCAAGAGGGAAACATCAAGCACAACTATCAGTCATTGAGTGTAAGGCACGATTTTGTTAATATTATCAGAACAGTATACGATATGTATTATCAATACATGCCTCTCGATAAAACCTTTTTGTGGAATGGCCAGCAGGTCGAGATAAGCCGAAGGCTAATGACCCGTAAAGTAAAGTTTAGACTTACAGGATCAACAGACCTTGCTAACAAACTGATTGAACGTAAAGAGAAGGAAACCTTTTACGCCTTAACTGCACAAGACCCCAACATTAATCCGGTCAAAAACTCAGAAGAGCTTGTTAAGGCTTACGGTCATACAGACATACAAGAATGGGTGCATCCCAATATTCGTGGCATGGTTAAAATGATTATGAGCATACCCGGGGCGGATCAAGTTGTCCAGCAAGCTCTACAACAGGCCGCACAGATGGCTGCACAGCAAGAGGCACAGGCGAAGGCACAGCAGGGAGCACCACCGATACAGGGGCAGCCACAATGACCGATTGGAATAGTTTCCTGAGAAGCGATGAGTTTACAGAATACCGCAAGCGTCAGATTAAAGCGGTGGCTCATAACATTAAAACCGTTGCTTCGCAGATCACAACCAAGGGAGCATTGGACTTGCCGAAGCTTCAGGGCAAGTTGGAAATGATTAACCTGTTTCTTAAACTGCCGGAAACACTGACTAAGGACACGAAAACACAAGAGATTCTACGCTTACAGCTTGACGAGGATATCAACACAATAACCCAAATGCTGATAAGGGACAGCTTGCATGGATAAATCTGAGTCCAAGGTAAGAATTTTGTTGACTTTTCTATTAAGCTTGGCTACAAATAAATTCACAGGCAGCATTGAAATTCATTTTAACGAAGGGAATGTTGGGAAAATATATAAGCACGGACAAGTAAAATTGACCTAAGAAGTATCGGCCTCTAAACCGAACCCGGTTCTGCCGGAGTTACCGAAAAGCCGTTATGGGGATAAAACCCTGTAGCGGCTTTTTTATTTTACACCCTTGAAGAAGGAGAGAAGATGAAAGGATTTATTCGGTATATCATCGCAAAGATGAAATGCCAGCGAGGAGAAGTTGGGACAGACATTGACAGCTCGGTAATCGGTGACGCTGTGTTTATGGCAGACATAGACGAAGGCGACACGCCAGAAATTGCAACCGAGGAACCCGGCGAAGAAACGCCAGCAGAAGAAGAACCCGATGAAATCGAGGAGGAAGAAGAAGAAACAGTTAGTAAGATTACCGAGTTGGAACAGGAGCTTGCGAAAGCCCAGAAAGAGATCAACCGACTTGGATATTCATTAAGGAAAAAAGAAGAAAAGGCAGAGCCAAAAGAAACACCTCTCACAAAGCACCAGCTTCTCAATATCCTCAAGGAGCATCAAGACGATCCTGAGATTGTATTTCAGGTCATGGAGGAAATGAGCAAGCAGGGCAAGGTGGATGCTCAGGAAGCAGCAGAAAAGAGCATGGACATCAAGAGGAAGAAGGAGGAAACAGCGGCCCACATAAAGTCACTTTACCCAGATGCGCTTGACGATGGAACACCCCTTAACAACAGCATACAGGCGGTTGTAGAGTGGGCGCACCTTGATGGACACCCAATGGCGCAGGAAGCGGCCTTGGGCATGTTACTACTGAAGAACTTTCCTGACACCATAAGGGAGATTCGTGAGTTGGCTAAAAAAGAGGCTGAAGAGCTACATTCGAAAGACTTGAAAGATAAAAACGAGGCATCTAGAAAGAAGGGCATCGCCGCAGCAAAACCGGCGAAATCTGGAAGCTCAGACGCAGGTAAACCGGCATCATTAACACAGGAGCAGATGGAGACAGCAAAATCGCTTGGGCTTAAAACACCGGAGCAGTTAAAGCGATACGCTAAACTTCTCGGCGCAAAGGAAGGTTAATATGTCAGGACAAAAACCCCGTAAGAAATATACGAGAAAGGCAAACATGGAAACCAAAGAAACCAAAGAAACAATAACCAAAGACAATCAGGTCACAAATACGTTGACACCTGAACAGCAGGCGCTTGTTAATCGGGCAACTGCTGAAACAGCAGATTGGGCACCCATAAACGAGGGAGACGTAAACGACTTCTCCCTTATGGTTACTCCCCTGGATTTGAAAGCAAACTTTCCAGAGGCATGGAAGAAACAGGTAGAGAAGAAATATGCTTTTCGCTGGTGTGAGAAGACCGACAAGCGGATTGACGAACTTACCAAGGGTGGGCACCCTGTAACGCAATGGAAGCTGTGTACGAGGCTTACAACCCCGTTCCTTGCGAAGTATGTTGACTCCATCATCGGTTGTGTCACCAGGCTAGATCAGGTTTTATTGTTCAGGCCGTGGGATCGCCACATGATTGAAAAGAACGCACGAAACAGAATCACAGAAGCCAAGGAAAACTCTGATTCGCCAGAGAATATGGCGCTACGGAGAGCTTCAGAGGGCGTTAATGCGTTCAGCGGGCCAGAGCATAAAATCGGATCGGGAGACGTTGTACAGTACGAAGATAGTAGAGACGATTCTTCGGATGGAGATCTGATTGTCGAGTAATAAGGAGACTCGACAATGGGTAGAGATTTTTCTTCGGTCGATGCTGCGTTTGGGTTTAAGCCCTACGGTGAGGTTCTTCGGGCCAACCTGTACGCTGTTATCACTGCACCGACAATTAACGTAAACCACTTTGACATTGTGGTTCACGGTGGGACAGGGGTAAGTACCCCCATCGGCTATCTGGCCGCTATCGAGGATGGGAGTGTGCCTGACGGTGACGCTCAGATTCTTGGTACGGTTCTTGCCGTTTTTGACGAAAAAATGAACCCCGCATCTTATATCGCTGCCGCAGAAGCTGGTAATGGTACGATTGCGGGATATGTTCTTGTGGCCGATCACCCCCAGCAGATGTTTATTGCACAGGAAGATGGCGAAACCAACGCTATTGATGTGTCTGAAATCGGATTCAACATTGATCTGATTGCCGCCACTCTTTGCGCTGGCAACACCAACACTGGTGTTGGCACTATGGAGCTTGATTCTGATAGTGCTGCCAACACTGAAGCCCTTCAGTTCCGCCTTATTAAGCCCCACGAGGATGACACCCCGGCTGACGACACCAACCACTACGCCCGCTGGATTGTTGTAGCCAACGAGCATTTCTACGGTGCCACCAAGGCCGGCGCATAACAGGAAAGGAGATAATCAATGTATACACGATCAAGATTCAACAATGAATATGTTCCTGGCCTGTTTATGCTTGCTATTGACAGCTACGAGAACAAACGGACGCAGTCCATGTGGCCGGAACTTGTAACGGTTAAGACGTCCAAGAAGGCCAAGGAAGAAGATGTTATCCGATCTGGACTAGACACCCTTCGTGTTAAGGGTGAAGGTGCGCCGGTAACTTTTGACACACAGATTGCTGGCCCGAAACAGAGCTGGGTTCATCAGGTAAAGGCGCTGGCTGTTCAGATCACCGAAGAGGCCATTGATGATAACCTGTACGAACTTTCTGGTGGTAGTGAGGGTTCTTTGAAGGAACTGTTCTACGACCTTGGCGCGGCCGCTGAAGAGACCATTGAAACCGACATGGCGAAGTTCTTCAACAACGCTACAGCCACGACCTATCACACCACGCGATTCAGCAAGGCTTTTGCTGCGACAGATCATCCCCGGTTGGACGGCTCGACCTACTCGAACTACGCCACCAACTCTGACCTGACCTACACGACCTTCTGGGCGAACCTGATTGCCGCAGAGAACCAGTACAATCATCGTCAGCATAGGATTATGAAGAAGGTTAAGAACCTGTGGGTGCCTCCTCAGTATGAGCAGAAGGCCACCGAAATCCTGAAGTCTACCGACCGCCCCGACACTGGCAACCGTGCTATTTCTGCCTATGCCGCTTCTGGCCGGAACATTCAGCTCAAAGTATGGCGTCACATGACCGATGCTGATAGCTGGATTCTTCAGACCGAGGGCAGGGGTATTGTTTTCTTCTGGAACCGCAAAACCCGTTTCGCCAGAGACAAGGACTTCATGACTGGCGACATTAAGGTTAAGGTTGACCAGAGGTGTAGCGCTGAGATCGCCGATGAAGGCAATTTCTATTTTGTCATACCAGCTTGATAATTAAGGGGGGAGTAAAATCCCCCCTATTTTAAAACGGGTAAGCGGTGGTGTGAGTCCACCGGGCAGCCTATTGAAGCAGATAGGGTGTTCCAAGAAAGGAGAGTAAAATGACTTGGACAAGTTTTCCCAACGGTGTTTCGAGTTTCGGAATACCTGTTTTCGGTGGCGTGCCGCCCACTTTCGGTAACGTGTATTTTGTTGATTACCGAAACGGTAGCGATGACAACGATGGCAAAACTCCTGCTACCGCACTCAAGAAACTGAGTCGGGCGTATGCACTTTGTACTTCCAACAACAACGACTTTGTGTTCATTGACGGCGATTCTGAGATTGTCGAAACCGAAATGATTACCCTGAGCAAGAACCGGGTTCATACGTTCGGCTTGAACGGCCCCCCGCCTGGTGCGGGTTACGGCGCTGGTGCGAGAGTGACCCTTGGTGTAACAACTGCTGCAACAGACATTGCCACGCTGTTGAATACTGGTGTACGGAATACGTTCACTGGCATCAAGTTTTCCAACAGCAACACCCTGGCAACAAATCTTTACACGGTTGCCGAAGCCGGTGAATATACACGGTATATGAACTGTGAGTTTTACAAGTCGGCCCTTTTGACCACAGACCTGACAGCCGAAGTGTTGATGAACGGTGATAGTTCTCAGTTCTACGGTTGTACGTTTGGTTCTCTTGTGAATACAAGGGGCGCAAGCGGTAAAGAATGTCCGTGTGTAATGCTTGCCAGAGAGCAGGTTACTGGTAAGGTTTGCCGGGATGGTTGGTTTGAAGACTGCCGGTTTCTGACTAAGGCTGCTCATGCCGATGTCTGCCATGTTTATGGTACTGGTGCAACAGACGTAGAGCGATCCCTTGTTTTCAAGAACTGTATTTTCTGGAACTGTGTTCTTGCCGCAGGAACCGTTGCGGACGCTGTGAACTTTGCCGCTGCTCAGACGCAAGGAGATGTTATGCTGATTAACCCAGCAGGTGTGAACATCACGGCCATTGCTGGTGCAAATCTGAACATTTACGTTTCGAGCGGAACTGCACAGACCACTGACGGTGTTTCTGAAGAAATTGCTGCTTAACAACCAGGGGGGTGAAAATCCCCCCATTTTTTAAGGCCGGACATGCCTAAAGTAGCCGCAAAAGAGCTCCATTACGACAGTGAAGCGTTAAGCACAGGCACACACAAGGGTGCTGACTCTGCAACTGTGCTGTTCGATAGGGGAAAGAATTTCAGGTCATTAGGTGTTGATCCTGACCTTGAGCTATACGCAGAGAACGAAACACTTGGAACAAACGGAACCGTCACGGCGGCAACGGAAGATACGGTTACTGTAAGTGGTGTGACTTGGGACAACGGCGATACATACAACATTTACAAGACATCCTCAAAGGACAGTTTCATAAGCGGCCAATGGGTAGACGTATCGGCAGGGTTTAAGATCAACCATCCGAAAGAGATTAATAAACACGGCTGGCGAAAAGAGGACTGGGACATTGACGACCGTGGCCGGAAAAAGGTTTTTGGGCCGGGACAACCAGAGAATAGGTAAGCTATGACACTATCTGGAAGCACAGATGTAAGCATGACCAGGGACACGATCATTGCAGAGGCGCTTGAGCTTCTTGGTGTGTACGCCGCTGGTGAGACAATCGCAACAGCCGACTACACCACATGCGCCGTGACCCTTGAAAACATGACGAAGTTTTGGGCATCTATCGGGGTTGGCCTGTGGAAGTATCAAGAGATTGCCGTGTTCCAGTCCTACGGTGGTTATGAATACGACATTGGCTTGACAGGGGATCACGCCACATCTTCATACGTTAAAACCGAGATCAAGACTGCGGCGGCAGCAGCGGCGACCTCTATTGTTGTGGATTCAATTACGGGAATTACGGACGGAGACTACATCGGCATTGAGCTTGATGATGGCACCCTGCAATGGACAACCATAGACGGTACACCCTCTTCATACACAATAGCCCTGGATGACGCTCTGACGGACTCTGTGGCGGTAGACAACCATGTCTATACCTACACCACCAAAACAGCCCGTCCGCTGTCTATAAGTAACCCAAGACTGCACTATGGCGATGGCGATTCAGAGATACCATTGGACTTGGTGACAAGGAAAGACTATTTCGAGCTTCCCGACAAGACGACCACTGGCGAGGCGTATCGAGTATTCTACGAACCCCTGCTTGCCAACGGTAAACTCTATGTGTCTGATGCTTGCGGAGATGTAAAGAACTGGCTGGTTATGACAGCCAAAGTACAATTTGACGATTTTGATAGCTCAGACGTAACCCCTGATTTCCCACAGGAATGGTTCGTACCGATTACATACAACCTTGCCATGTTCGTGGCCCCAAAGTTTAAGGCCACACCATCACAGATTGTGACATCAATAGCCGCTGAGTCTTTTTCTGCACTACGAAAATTCGACAAGAGCTATGCACCTGTATTTATGAGGCCAGCATGATACCGTTAGATTTTACGCAACCAGCAGCAATACCCGTAAATATGTATTGGGACGCAGACACGGGTAACGGTAAGCCAGGCATGCGCAATCTTCCAGGGTATTCAATAAAAGATTCAGAGGGTACGGGTACTGTTAGGTGTGCCACACAGCTTCAAAATTTTTACTTTTTTTTAATCAATGACGATTTATACCGTTATGTTAGCGGCACACTAACTTCTGCTGTTTCTTCTTTTACGGCATCAAGCACATCTTTGGCGTTTATGGCTGCTGGTAATGATTATGTAATTGCGACACAATATAATGACTATGTTTACTATTATTCCGTTGGTGGTGCGAGTGGTAGTGTTGATTTGTCTAGTTTTTTAGGTGGTAATGTTGGGCCGGTTGCTTATCAGGATGGATATTTTATTGCTGTTGTTAATGCACCAGTAACAACCACAGCGCCAAAATACAACGCCTTTTACATTTCCGCACTAAATGACCCTACATCTTGGAGCGCACTTGATTTTGAAGACGCTGAGTATAAACCAGATGTTATAGAAAATATTGTTTCGTTCCACAGAAACTTGTTTGTTTTCGGAAACGAATCATACGAAGTTTATGAAAACACAGGAAATCCAGACTTTCCGTTTGAGAGAATACCAGGAGGTGTTTTTGATATTGGCTGTGCTTCTGGGCGCTCTGTCTGTGTGTGTGGTGACGAATTGTATTTTTTGTCAAGTGTTGGTGATGTGAGAAGGATTGTTGGATATGACACAGAGATTGTTTCATCACCGGCGCTAGAAAATATTATTGACGATGCAACAACGTCCGATGTTATTGGTTGGTATATGGCTGTCGAAAACGCACGATTTTATGTTATGTCTTTTCCAACATCCGGGTTTTCGTATGCGCTAAACACAAAAACAGGTTTATGGTCAAAATATATGAGCGGGACAGATGGTGCGACAAACCACCCAGCCGTTTTTTGTATCAAAAACATTTGTGGACTTAACGCCTCCGGTTCGGTTGGTCTTATTAGTGATACGTATTCATACGAGCAGGCTGGTGATGGAACGAAGGCCGCCCAATACAGGGAAGTCCAAACACAAGTGCTTGATGCAAACAGAGAAACAATGTTCATGGGGAGCCTTGAGGTGTGGGCTAAAGAGGCGGTAGGGTCAACCACGGTAAACCCGACACTGAGCGTGGCGTGGTCTGATGACATGGGCACAACATGGTCTACTGCAAGATCAATGCCACTTGGATTATCTACGGGAGTTGGAGCACAACTGCGGACACACAGACTTGGAAGCAGCAAGAACAGGATCTTTAAATTCACAAGCAGCAATATCTATGAATTACAGCTTTACGGCGGGTACATAGAATGACATTAGCACAGCCACCTAATCAGTCAAATATATTACAACTCAGGCCAAACCAGAGCGATTCTGGTGGCCGTGGAGAGCAGGGGGCTAGTGTTACCACCTCTTTATGGAGAGCATGGTTTACGGCGGTGTGGAGGGCCATAGTCGGAAACACAAACGATTCATCTGCGCTTGTAAGCCTTATGTATAGCAAGCCAGCCCCGTCAAACGCAACCGACGCAGACCACGACATTACGTTTCCTGCCGGTTCCTATCTTCTCACAAACGGTACAAGCTATAAAATATTCAATCTTGCTACGGCTATGACAAAGCAGATTGACGCTACATGGTCGGCTGGAACAGACGCTGGTGGTCGTGCTTCTGGTGTGTCTCTTTCATCTGATACAATGTATTATTCTCACGCTATTGGAAAGGCTAACGGTACGATTGATTTCCAGTTCGACACATCTGCAACAGCGGACAATAGAGATTCAGCATACAGTTGGTACGGTATTGTTCGCGGAAACTTTGTTGTCTTTACTGATAGTAGCAGTAATATTAGTGGGTTCACTGTTGTCCGGGATCGTGTGCTGTGGTCTAGTCCGGTTCTTGATGTCAACGACAGCTCATTGACATCGGGCGTTGCAGAGACAGGAACCGCAACAGCCCCGCCGTCTGCGATTATTTTTGGTTATGCAGTGGCATATGGCAACGGAACCACACAGCTTTTGATAACAATTACCGACGAGGCAGGTGAGCGTGACATAAACAAGCTGTTTATCAACGATAACCAGGCCGGCACCCTGGAAAACGTTCGGTCTGGTGAATATTGCGAGATTTTTTTGGACGCCTCCAGGCAGTTTGATTATAAACTGACAATAACGTCCGGGTCCGCTTCAAGTCTCACGTGGCGAACACATGGATATTTTTTGACGGCATAATGCTTTGCACAGCCAAAGACATACCAAGGCTTAACGCTTTGTTCGGGCATGAATCAATATGGCCGTTTATTAAGGACGACTTTACGCCAGATTCCTTCCGCTATAAACTTGGTTCCGAACTAGTAATAAAGCCAAACACCATAATATTATCGCCAACGCAAGGAAGCGCATTTGTGTTTGTGGCTGATAGCTGTGTTCTTTTCAGTGTACACGCAAACGTAATAAAGAGAGATCGTGCTGTGTCTAAAAAGTCTGCACGTGATGCATTGTTGTGGGTTTTTAACAACACTGATTGCATGAAGGTTTATGCCCATGTTTCCAGCACGTTTAAAAACGTATGCAGGTTCACGGAGTCTATGGGTTTTGTTGTTGAGGGTGTTTTGACAAAGAGTTTATTGCGTGACGGTGCTCTACTGGATCAAACAATATACGGGCTTACGAAACAAGATTTTATGAAAGACGTTAAGCATAAGCAGGAGGAAGAATAATGGGAATCGGCGGTGCTATACTTGGCGGTGCAGCTCTTAGTACGGTTGGTGGTTTAATCGGTGGAAGCCAGCAAAATTCTGCCATTAGTTCTGCAGCCAACACGCAAGCGGCTGCGAATCAGGCCGCACAGCAAACACAGATGGATATGTACAATCAGACGGCAGATAGATTGAACCCGTACACCATGGCTGGTTATCAGGCCATTGCTGATCTTCAGCCGAACAATCCGATGTATAGCGCCACCGGATTTCCGTCTACCACGATGCCACTACCAGCAACTGCCGGTAAACCTCTCGCATATGACGAGTGGGTCAAGCAGTATGGTGGTGATGTAAACCTTCCGTCTACGTCTGTTCCAAACGATTACACGTGGTGGGTTGGTGGGGTTGGGCCACAACAGTATTCCCCCTTTACCACTGACCAGCAGGGGGTGAGTCCTGCTGCAAACAATATTATTTCACAGTTTTCTTTTGGTCAACCCCCAACAGAACCACTTGATTATGCGAAGTGGGTTGTGAATAATAACTTAACACAAAACGCAACAGGAAGGGTTAATCCGCAAACATATACAGAATATGTTAATATGTTCTCTGATAGAGACAATGCGCTAAAAGGGGCTTATGATGCCTATGTCCAAGGTTTTGGCGGTCAAGGTGGTGCAACGGGCGGTCAAGCAACGCCAAGCCAATTCACGCCAAACCCGATTACTACGCCGACACCGGCTGATTTAGAGGGCTTAAACCTTCCCACGCTTGAGGGTGTAGCGGAAATATACAAAACCCTTCCTGGCTACCAGGAGCGACTTGCAGAGGGGATAAGGGCGCAGGATATGTCTGCTTCAGCAAGAGGAACGTTGGGTGGTGGTGGATACCAAAAAGCCCTAACCAGGTATGGCCAGGACTACGCAAGCAACGAATTTAACAACGCATACAACAGACTGTACCAACAGGCGCTTGCTGAATACACCGCTGGTGTCGATAAGTACAACGCCGGATGGGATACATACAACGCCAAAACCAGCAACGCTCAATTTCTTGCTAACCTTGGTCAGAACTCAGCGGCCCAGACCGGAAACATAGGAGCTAATACTGCGTCAAACATTGGCAACCTGCAAAGCAACACTGGTGCTGCACTTGCTTCGGCACAGGCCGGACAGGTGAACCCGCTTGTGTCTGGACTTACCGGCCTTGGCAACACAGCCTTAACGTATGGCATGTACGACACAATGGGTCTTTTTAAATAGGAGAGCAAAATGCCGGATTACTTAGGTATTCATCAACGAGCAAGAGAGAGCGCAACGCAACAGTTCGATTTCTCCGACAAGATCAGGGAGTTTGCAAAGCTGAAGCAATATAAGTCTGCGCTTGATGCAGAAAAAGACAAGATGAAGGCGGAGGCAGATCAACTTAAATTCGACAACGGTATTAAATCGGCTACGCTTAAATTCAATGCCATAAAAACAGCGATGGATGTTGCCCCGAACGACCCGAAACTTGCGAGTGCTATGGTCAAGGAATTTGGCTTAAAACTTGATTATTCGGGTGACGATACAGGAAAAACAGCAACGCTCGACTTGGGCGGCACCAAAATATCTGGCTCACCGAAGAACGTTGGTTTAGCAAGCGATTTCATGGCACGAGGGATTGCCGCCGGAGAAGACCCCAGGATGTTGGGGGCAAAAGCCATACAGTTATATGGTTTGAAGGAAGTATCTGTGGATAAATCAGACAAGGACAAGGAGAACAAGCCAGACCGTATGCTTGCAAAAGACGTTGCAGATGCTGAGTTTACCCTGCTTGGCGATAAAGGCAAAGACCCGGCAACAGCACAGCCAACAATTAATCAATATAACGCCATAGCCGATGGTGATTCTTTCTATAGATTTAATCCTGGTGCTGGTCAAGCGGAAAAGGTGCAATTACCAAAAACACCAGACGGCAAACAAATAACCATGAAAGATGTACGAGCATTTGCTGAGGAAAAAGGGATCTCTTTTGAAAAGTCTGTGGATGAGCTTTATAGGAGGCTTGGCTACAAGGGATTCTTCGATGATATGATAGAAACTATAGTTAACCCATTGGGACAGGCCGGTGGTAAATAATGGCAGACGCCTTTGAAAAATTAGGACTACCAGTTACTAAAAGCGCAGACGCTTTTGAATCCATTGGTTTGCCAAAGGAACCCCCAAGGCCAAAAGACTCTTTTGAAAATCTTGGCTTGCCAGCAGTTGGTGCAGTAGATACAAAGGCTCCGAAGCAACCAGTGGTTGAAGAGCCAGAGGCTACTGCTTTCGAAAGAATAACGCAGCCATGGATAAACATAGGGGCGGGTGCCGCGTCTGCTTTTAATAAGGGCGTTGGCGGGTTTTCGCAAAACATAGACGATATTGTAAACTACATAAGCGAAAAAACAGGCATGGAGAAGGGTGGTATGTTTGAGGAAGCCACAAAATTCTATGCCAAAAATACTGCCTATTGGGATAGTAAAGTAAAGCATGCTGGTCTTTCAGAAAAGATAGCGTCTGAGTTTGTCGGAGGCGCTATTCCCGGCATGGCAGAATTTATGCTTGGTGTTCCAATGGCTACCCTGCATGGACTGTCAAACGATGGCGTGGGTGGTGCGGTTAAGTCTGGTGTAGAGCGTGCGCTACTTGGTGGTATTTTAAGATCAACAGAAGGACTTACTCGCCCACTTAAGACGACTGCGCTTGCTTCCGTTGGTGCAACACAAGCCGCCGCAGAGGGTGGTAGCCCAGAGGAGATAGCTAAGAGCGCTGGTGTAATGGCTGGCTTTGGCGCTGCGGGTGGACGTGGAACGAAGGGTATTCGTGAGGTGGCTAGGGATGCTGTTGGCCTTGATCGTGTTTTGCGTAATGCGAACAAGCTTGCAAACGAGAGTTTAGTCGAAGTGGAAAACCCAGCAGATAGGGCGAAGTACTACGATGATACAGCAAAGGAGAGACCGCCCGAGCAAGCAAAAGAGCAAGCTAAACAATCACTTGAAGAAGACAGGCGGTTCTCGAATGAAATACATACCAAGAAAGACGTAGCGCAACACCTCGTATCGCTTGAGACAAACGCTATGCAGCGTGAGGTACAAGAGCTTGCTGGGCCGTCTAGCAGAAAGTGGAAACACAATCCGCTCAATTACTTCTCTACAGAAAAACAAGTTAAGCAATCTCTGGCATCTAAAGACCTTGATATGGCAATGCTGTTCTATCGTGACTTTGTTAAGACAAGCCCAGAGAAGGCTCAAGAATTAAGGGTGTATCTTAATAATGAAATAAAGTCTGCTAAAGGGTCTAAAAAAATCAGAGCGCAAGAGAACCTTCGGGTTCTTGATAAGGCCGAAACGCTTACTGATGCACAGAAGGAGTTTGTTGACATCAGAATGGACCAAGCCTTTAACGACAACGCCACGTTCGCACAAGAACAGGGCATACTAAAAACATCGGTTGAGAATTATGTTCGACGTATCTGGGATATTGAGAACAGCAATAGGGGTGATGCAAGATATGGGTTTAAGACATTCAGCACATCCCAACTTCAAAGGACGTTACCGACTGTTGCAGATGGTATTATGAAAGGTATGAATTTAAAGGTTAGGGGTATCACAAGCTCATACGAAGCTATAGCTACAGAGATACAAACCATTGCGGCGAATAAGGGCTTTATGAAGATGGGCCTTGACACGAAGATGTTCACCACCAAACAGAAGGCCGGATACGCACCCCTAAAGGCTGACGCTTTTAAAACATGGGTATGGAAGGGCAAAGTTTCCGCAGACGCTCAGAGAGCATCTGAAGGTAGTGTGTTGACCATAGACAACTATGGTAGGGAGGTGTTTTTTTCGCCGCCAGAAATGAGGGCAAAAGACGGTAGTGTTATAGAGGCATCTGAAATTTTTGGGCGTGATAGGTTATATGCACCAGAGGGTATAGCTGACATGATTAACTCTATGACGAGAACAGCTGGTAGCGTATGGGAGGCAAAGGGCTTTAAAAATGCGCTACGCTTAAATGCGGCTATCAAAGGCTACGCCCTCATGTCTAGCTTTTTCCATCACTATGCTGGTGTTAGGTCGTGGGCGTTTGGGGTGAATCATGGCGTAGCTGCGTCTGCTAAAAACCTTGATGTTGTCGGTGTTATAAAAGGCATAAAAGAAATGGCAAGCCCGATAGAGGCGCATAAAAAGGGGCTTGCCAAAATACAAGAGAAAAACGAGATCATTACTCTCGGTGTTAAAAATGGTCTGACACTTGGCAAAATGCAGGATTGGAACGAGTCTCTTATGAGTGACAGGCGAGGCGCAACAGAAACCATAGTTCGTGGCCTTGGCCTGAGCAAAACAGCGAGGACTATGGAGTTCGCAAAACTTAAAAGAGAAAACTTCACCAATAGTCTTTTCAGAAAGTTTTTTGCTGGGCTCAAGGCAGAGGCATTTTCCACTGAGTTTGCCCATAGAATGAAACAGGCAAGCAAGAAGGGCAAGACCCCAGATGTAGAAGTTATAGCAGAACAGGCGGCTACACTTATTAACGCAGATTTTGGTGGGCTACACCTTAGAAGGATGGGCAGAAACCCTGATATTCAAAAGGCATTACAACTTCTGCTTCTCGCTCCAGATTGGACAGAATCAAACTTTAGAACATTCACAGGAATGGTTCCAGGCGCAAATGCCTTCATTGGTAAAATGGTAAACGAAATGCCAGAGGTTCCCGGTATGGATGGAGTATACCGTGGCTTCTGGGGCGGTATTCTTATAAAATCTGCGTTATCAACGGTTCTAACTCAGCTTGCCATTAACGGTGTAGACGATACAAAAGACTTTTATAAACAAGAGTTTGCTTCTTGGGATACGGCGAGACGATTAAGATGGTCAAGCGTTGATGTAACTAAAGCCTATGATGCACTTGGGATAGACATTGATGGAAATAAAAAGGTTGCGTCAATAGTGGGCCACTTTGCCGATCCACTAAAACTACAAGACCCTGCTAGGCTTGCAAAAGGGAAGGCGTCACCACTTGCAAGGATAGCTATGTCTGCTGGTACTCAATCTGATTATGCAGACAGACCATTCACCGGGCTAAAGGAATGGATTGAAACCGGGGGGCCGTTTGGTGGAAGAACCATCAAGAAGTCTCGGTATAACGACAAGGAACAGTTCTGGAATCAGGCCATTCCAATGACTATCAACCAGATTATATCAATGCAACCAATTCAAATGGGCTATTTAATAAAGTATTTACAGGGAGAAGAAGACGGATTAAGCGCATTATTGTCAAGCTCTGGTATGCATATTTCAACATCATATAAGCCGCCAGCGCAAAAACGGCTGTCCAATAGATTACAATAAAGGAGAAACATCATGGCATCAAGCTACACAGCATCATGGGAAGCATACAAGAACAGTTCTGAGGCCGGGAACGAAACGGTTGCGCTGACCTATGTAATCACGGCACACACGGACGGATCAATGACGGACATCACCACAGACACAGATTCAACTCAGTCTGGCATAACCTACACCGAGCTTATCAAGGGTAGGTATCTGCGGGCGGTTGAGGCGTTCCCGACTTCTGGCGGTACGGCTCCTGATGAAGCAGACGTAACTGTCAAGGACTCTGACGGGTTAGACTTACTGAACGCTGGTGGTGCTGCCCTTATCCATGCCACGGCAAAAAAGTCAGTGTATCCTCTTATTGACGATGTGTCTGCCAAGATTCTGGTACGGAGTGCATTGACTATAGGTGTAGCAAACCAGGCGACAAATGCGGCAGAATTTACGATTCGTCTTGTTTTACAGTAACCGTAGCAGCCAGGAGGGTGGCATGAAAAAAGACAAAAGCAAAATGACGATTACGGCAACGCAGTCCGAGCGTATGCCGGAGTGGTTGGCTGAACTATCTACTGCGTGGTGGCGTAAGACGGTTGTTCTTGTTTTGTCTATTTTCATGACCATAGGCGGTTGGATGCTTTTACAGGTGGTGGCTTTCCCGAAAGACTACGCCTCAAAAGATGATTTACGGTGTTCTGCTATGCAGCTTCAGGAAATGGTGAGAGATGGTTTTAGTCGGCAGGAAAAGGCTGCAAAAACAAATGGTGACAAAATAGATGAGTTAAACCGTTATTTAAGGGAGCGGCGGTAGGTCGCCGCTGGCATAAGGATAAACGCGCATGCTGGACGTTTACCTGATCCGCTACAAAGAAGACCCGGACGGCCAGGGTGTGGCCGGCTTCTGGGTCACCAGCGGGTTCCGCGCGTTTACCATTGAACTGCCCTGGAAAAACAACGCGCCGGACGTCTCCTGTATTCCGGACGGGGTATATCGCTGCAAGGCATACGCATCGCCCCGGTTCGGCATCGTGTACCACATCACCGATGTCGCCGGCCGAACATGGATCTTGACGCATTACGGCAACTGGGCCGGTGACACGGAAAAGGGGTGGCGGTCCAACTCCAACGGCTGCGTGATCATGGGCAAAGACCCGGCCGAGATTTACGGCCAGATGGCGGTGGCCACATCAAAGACCACCCTGCGCAAATGGATGGAATTCACCGGGGGCGAGGATTTTATGCTGCATATCATAAGCATAGACAGAGAAAGGCAGGCATCATGATCGCTGATTTTTTAACATCAGGCGTGGCCGGGCTGATCACCGGCCTGGTGGGCCCGGCAATCAAGTCCTGGTTTTCTTTAAAACAGCAGGAAATCCAGGTCAAACAGCAGGCCGAACAGTTCCGCCACGATGAAACCATGGTCACCCTGCAGTCCCAGGCGGATATTGCCGAAGTCCAGGCCAATATTCAGCGGGACCGGGTCCAGGCCGCCGGCCGGATCGAGGAGGCCATTGTGACCGGCATGGGCGAGGCCCTTAAATCCGCAGACACCAGGCTGTTTAACGAGGCATACCTGAACTACCTTAAGGATGTGCCGTATGTCGGCCGGTTTTTCACCGTCCTGATCGTCCTGGCCATCGTCTTTGTGGACCTGTGGCGGCAGGTGGTCCGGCCGATGCTGACCACCTACCTCATCGGCGCCACCACATGGGTCACGGTGCTGGCGTACAAAATTTTAACCACCTCCGGAGAGGCGATCACGCCAAAATATGCCCAGACCATTTTCACCCTGGTGGTGCAGACAGTTATTTACCTTACGGTCACGGCCGTCTCATTCTGGTTCTATGACCGGGCAAAAGACCTGAAAGACCAGGTCATTCGAATGTTTAAACAATGATTCGACTGATCCTCATAATCCTGCTTTTAACCGCCTGCGCCCCTGCATGGGACGGGGTGTGCAGACACGAGGCTGTCTATTGCGCCCTGACCGCAGGGGAGCATGTGCCCGTGAGGATTGCGGTGGGATATATCGTGAAGGGCGACAAAGCAATCAGGCATGCAGAGGCACAGGGCTGGATTGACGGCAAATGGCAGACGCTGACCACATCGGTGGCCCCTGTGACGCTTGGCTGTGGGTCAAAGTTTTATGCGATTGAATACATGACCCCGCAGGAATTTATTGACGAGAATTTTCCATTGGCGAAGAGGTAAACATGACGGCTGTCTCTGTTTCAAATTTACACATAGCAACCAAAGACGGCGAGTGCATGTTTTTCGATGAGGTCGTGGACTTCTCTGATGCCGTTGGAAAGTGGCTTGAATTTGTGACCAGTACAGGCAAAAAAGCCGTTGCATATGCAAGTGCCGTGGGGGGTGGCCTTGCGTCCGAAACAAATTATACATTTGATTTTTCGGCTGACGTGGACTCGTGGGTGCTAGTCGATTGGGGCGGGGCCACCGGCACGTTTGCTCACAGCGTTGATAAAGTTGCCTTCGTTATAACGACCGCCGGTGACAATACAAATCGCCCACAATTGCGCAGGACAGGCATCACAGGCGTCGAAGCAGACGCACTTTGTTTCTTTGAGCTTGATTATATTATTAACTCTGGCAATTGTGCGTTGCAGGGAGTGTTAATCGGAGGCAGTGGGTATGAAGGTACGGGTGCTACGTTAGCCGGTACGGACACGTACGTATCCCCAATCAAAAACACAATGGCCGAAACTTATGACCGGTTGGCTCTGTATTTCAACGGGACCAAAACGTTCGATTCTTTATGGGCGGGGATGCGGTATAAGCACGTTACCGACGTCCCCGCCACCGGCCTGCTTCTTGTATCCACAGCAGGCGGGTCAACAAGAAACATGGCATCGGTAGAATCTGGCTTTGATCCGAATGATGTAACAACCGTGAATGTGTTGCCGAGCTGGTTTCTTTTGGCAGGACGAAACAAATTATATGGAATGAGAGGTATAAATGGCTAAACTCGAATTAGGGCCAAGCCCGACAAGCGTGATCTTCAGGGTCAAGCTGATGGACTCGTCTGTCGCAACCGGAGCCGGAAAGACCGGACTTGCCTACGATACCGCAAGCCTGATTATATCCACAATCCAGAACGATGAGGCCACGGCTACGGCATACACACAGGCGGCTGGCACCATTGAAACCATAGCCACGCTCGGCACGTATGCGGCACCGACAGCTACCAAGTGCCGATTCAAAGAGGTGGACTCCACGAACCACCCCGGCGTGTACGAGATTCAGCTTGCCGATGCCCGGTTTGCCTCTTGCAATTCTTTAATTGTGTCGATCTCCGGTGCGGCTGATTTGGCTGAGTGTGATATTGAATTTGACTTGTCTTTCGGCGGTGCCACGCTTCTTACCAAAGAAATCATGAACCAGAAAGAGATAACCACGGCCAACGGAAACACTACCCTTTACGATGACGATGGCACAACACCATTATATACCGTAGCGGCCGCCTACTATTCAACGTCAACCAAGAAAATACGGAAGAGGTTAGCATAATGTTTAATTACAACAAATTATACAAACCATACACGAAGAACGGTGCAACCCTTTCAGGAACATACGAATGGCTGAAGAGCAAGGAGAATGGCCTGTCTGAGCCAATAGCTGAAATGGCGTTCAATGAGATCATGGAAGAGGTCGCACGTGGAGTAGACTACACCACACCCTGCCCCTGTGGGTGCGGAGACAAGGACGTACACACACACCTTGAACACGCTATGCTGGCAAGGGGCAATGCAATCAAGGCTATTGAGAAAGAGGCTGCAACAAAGGTCTTGATGGAGCGTGAGGCAAGACGAGTGGAAAGCAGGATGAGAACACTAAGGTCGGCAGACAAGACAATGATTAAGGCGGCCAAGAAGCCGTTGTCTGAGAGAAGCCCTGTGCTGCGATTCCTGAAAGGACTTGTCAATGGATTTTAGGGCCATACTATCGAGGGGGTTATTCCCTGAGTTTCCAACCGCAAAATCATTTCCAATGTCTGTTTTAAGTGATGGGCTATACACTGGTACGTTGCGTTTTTTCGGTAGACGAATATTCGACTTCAGGATGGACTTCGGGTTAAGTCTTTAATACGGCCCCAGGTTCCACAACGCCCAGCCCGAATAAAACAAATATTCAAGATCCGCATTGCCGCCGTGGTTTCGGATTGTGTATAAATCACCATCTCCATTGAACAGAACCGGGTACGTTGTAATCTCAGCCACTGTTCCGATCTGATAGCCCGTCACCCACCACGAATCGGCCCATTTTGTGTGCTTCAGTCCAGTGCCTACCAAAAGCTTCGCTACAAAGCCTGAGCGGCCCACCCAGCGGTTTTCTGATTCTGTAAGGTCTTTGGCCGTGTACACCTCCGAAAGCCCGTCCTGGTGCCACTCAGCGCCTTGACTTTCGAGGCAAACCACATGGCCTGCCCAGTGAGCCAGAAACGACAGTCCGACACCTCCGGCAAGCTGAGAATATTCCTTTGGGCCGGCATCTTTGAACCGTGACAAAGGGATGCCGTTCACTTTCCAGTCGCCAAGATGGGCGCAACCCGACAAAAGGATCAGGGTGATCATGTAAATGGTTTTTTTTATTGTTCCCACCTTGAATTCCCGGTATGTCATTCCAAGGTGCTTTGGCAGTTTTTTATTCATGGGTTCTCCTTCCTGCAATAACGCCAAGGGTGTGGGGCGCGGAGCGTCCCAACCACCCGGTTGTTAGGCGTTGTTTAAATTGCCGGTGCGTAACCGACGGGAAAACAGTCATGGGCTGGGTAAAAGTCCTTAAAACTGGCCCAATGACTGTCCGCCCTACTACGCCTTTCGGGCATCGGATACCGGCAAACTTGTCGTTAACCTACAATCACCCAATTAAGGTGGGCCGCCGCACACTCACAATCATTTATTGCAGCTTTTCTGGTTTTTTTGGCCATTGACTCATAGATAGCCGATCCATCCTTAAAATCCGCCGCTGAAAGCCGAGCATGCCAACGCCCCGCTTCGTTTTTAAATGCATCAATAACGGCCTCATGCCGTTCTTTCTGCCAAGATTTAGGCATTCGCTCATCGTATGCCCAAGCCGCATAACACGCAGCATTGTGGGCAACTGTTTGCCATTCTTCGGCGGACTGCTTAACTGCTGCGGGATGTATCATACCGTCTTGGTTCAAGACATTCACATAGACGTCATTAAAAATAAGTTGAGCGGTGTCGCTCATTTTGGCCCACAGCGTTCGGTTGACTCCGTACTTGTTTGTAATCATTACTACCTCCTTTTTCTGCATAACGGTTGAAATGTGGGGCTGGCGGTGGCGTCTATTCAGCCAGACGTGCGGATTCCATCCGACCATTATTATTACCCTTCACCGCAAGGGCTTCGGCCCCGCCAGTCCCACACGAATGAGTTGTTAGGTTGCATGGCGGCGGTTCCATGCTTTGACCGCCGCGTCTTTGGTGGTAAATGATTTACTTTGTGCCGGCGGCATCCATACACATCCTTTTTTGCATCCGACTTTATAAAATTTACAGATCGGGCTAAAATAATAATCACGCCATAGCCTCGCTTCGCTTCCACAAAACGGACACGGTTTTAATTCTTCCATGCTTCCTCCTTAAGCCATGCAATATAACGCCAAGGGTGTGGGGCGCGGAGCGTCCCAACCACCCGTTGGTTATATCGCAACGCCGCTAAAGAATATGAAAGCCGACATACCCCTTTTTTACGGATACGTTTGAGCAACGAAACCTCAACCCTTTGATCTCAACCACCTCCCCCACCACGGGCAATGCGGATGTGTGAAACGTGCAATCCTTGAATTCCTCTTGGGCCTGCATGCTTTCCCTCGCCGCTTCCATTTGATCTTTGGTTTCAAACATTTTACTGAAAATTACTTCTTCTTCCGGGCTCATTACCTGCATTTTTGCCTCCTTTTAAGTTGCGATATAACGCCCCGCATCACTGGCCGGGCGCTGTTGGGCATTCACCGGAAGCCGGACGGTTAGCCCGGTCCGCGTGAATGCGGTTGTTATGGTGCCACCAGTCAAAGCCAAACAGGAAAAGTCTAAACGTATATGTTTTGCTTTTAAATGGAAGATGGATATAAACACCTTTCCAAAACCTATGAACAGAGAAAAACAAGCCGTGGTGGTTTTTGTTTAAAAGTTTAATTTCCATAAGACACCATAACAATTAAATTAGATAGATTCTATATAACTATTCACATGCGCCGCACCTTTTAAAAGCCCGGCCCCCGGAATACGAAAGGGGAAAAGGAAGGGCCAGGAGCCGGGCAAGATTTGGTTGTTCTGCCCTAGACGACTTTCAACTGCCGGTCTTCGTCTGTCATTTTCCGGTCACGCACAATTTCGCCAGTGTCGGTTCGCATGTGCTGGACCCGGCCATTCTTGAAGTCCTTTATGACTTCGCACTTTATGTGCCGCATTTCATACCCGCTGTTCAGGCGTGTTGCCAGGCTGTTTGATTGCGCGGCCAAAGAGTCAATCTTGCTTTTCAGGTCTGACATGATCGCCTTTTTTTCATCTTCGGCAATCTGCTGGTCCGACACCTTTTGTGCAAGCTCGGTCGCCAGGTCGCGGCGTTCTTCTTCGGTGAAAAAGTACTTGACATATTCCTTCGTGAACTCTTTTTCTACTGCCTTTTTTCCTGTGTCTGTCATGATCGTTTCCTTTCTGGTTTGGTTTAGTGTGGGTTCATTTGATCTTTTTCCCACGTAAAAACTCAGTTAAATTATCCAGCATCATTTTATCCTTATTCTTACCCTTCCAGATGTCAATGCCTCGATGCTCCTTTGCGTGGCAACCATTACATACCGGCAATGTCTTGGTGTCGTCAATCTTGTATGCCGTGCCCGACATGCCCGGCTCATTCTGATGAGCAGCTATGCTCAAGTAATCACCCCAAGGCACCTTCCCGCACGCAGCACAGGGCTTATCGCGTAGCCAGATCAGGTATCCTGGCAGGGAGACGCGGGGGCTTTTGGGGTAGGGTGGCATTACTTTGTCAGCCCAGCCGCAAATTCGATCAACCACAACTTCGGAGCTATCCATATCTTTAACCATTGGAGGTTAAGTGTCCCTGAAAGTGGGATACCCCAAAGAAGCTGAAATAAATTCAACATAAAACCCGGCTGCGCTCCTGCATCGGAAATTTTATCCCAGTTCTTTTTGCAAAGTTTATACTGATAATAGTTCAGGGCTACGATTCCGAAAATCAGCAGGACCCCAACAATGAACATGATAAAATAATACGTAGAATACCATGCCAGGATCTGCTGAACCACATCCGGCACCTGGGCTACGATAAAATCTTTTGCCTGAACAACGCTCGTGAGAATTTCTGTTAATGCTGCTTCGTATGCTTCTTTCATGGTCATTCTCCTTTTTGGGTTTGGTTATCCCTGCTCCTGTGCGTTTCTGGTAAGCGTCTTGACATCGACGCCTATCTTATTGCTCATCACATCCAGCGCCCTGTCAAAATAATTACATGCCTGAATGTGTGGCAGCTCCTTATATGATATTGACCGAAGCTCAAAAAGAACCTGATTGCCGATAACCTTGATCCGGTCCCGCTTGTAGAACCGTAGCTCGACACGGACCTGGAAGTCAACAGCATCCTTCGTCTGCCACTCAGGATCGTCGTTGTTGGCCGCAACCAGCTTGCAGCACTGCCAGTATAGCTTGAGCTGGATATATGAGCGGTCCTTCTCGACCCCGTACAGCTTGCACCTAATCGTCTGGTTCTCGTGAAACTCCCTCAGCTCTTCAAGGGTTTCCGCATCGAACGGGACCAGTGTGCTGCCCTTGCGCTGGAATATTCCCTCTTTCATCGTGCCTCTCCACGATCTTAAGACCATTAATTATGGGTTAACTTCACCCTTCGTCTTTTCTTTCGATTTTGATCCATGTTTTATTGATCAAGATACGCCACACACTCATCATCGCCCTGCACGAACCCATGCTGGCAGATTCCCTCCGTATTGGCGTCACAGGCCACTGTGGTGCAAGTGGGTTGGGGGCCGCCTTCGGGCGCGCCCTGTGTCGAATCTGGCCCCTTGCCGGTGCTTTTTATTCTGTCGGTCAATGCCTTGGCCTTGTCGTCGCCGGGGTCATTTTCAAAAAAGCCCGTTTTGACGTCTGCTGAATCGTACTGAATAGCCGTGTTCATTTCAATGGACATGACGCCGTATTTTGAAAGAAGCGCACGGAGCATGGTTTTCAGGGCCATAGAGTCAAAGTCGGACTTCCAGGGCGAATAGTCTTTGGAAAAGGACTTCGAAAACCTTTTGGCGTGGGCCGTCATTTGATCGGATGTCCAGTAAAGGGTTTTCTTGAAGCCGTTTATGGTTTCCAGGTACGCGAAATATCCCACCACCTTGTCGCCGATGGGTTCGCCTAGTTCCAATTCGCCGGACAACTTATCGTGCTTTTTGACTTCGCCCTCCAGAACCGACCCGGCGTTGATGAAACGATATTTGCCCGTCCGCATGGCAAGCTGGATATATCCTTTGTATCCGATCTGGAACTGAGGTTCCTGTTTGCCTTTGTTTTTGTACGGGATCACATAGGCGAAGCCCAGACTTTTATTGATCGGCAGTTTGAGCGTGGCGGCTTTCAGGGCCTCCATAATCACGGCGCCGGGTTCGCATTCTTGCAGGTACTTGTCGCCGCCATACAGGTCGATCAGGGACGCCACAAACATGGGCGCGTTGTCTGCAAGGGCGTTCGAAAACTGTTCTTTCACACTGTCGGCTGAAAGGGCCGACTTCAGGCGTTCAACAGGCGTCGGCGTTCTTTTTTGAATGTCTTTCGTCATGATGGTGTTTCCTTTCCTTTTTTATTATTATTTGGCCTGTTTCAACATGCTGGCGAAGGCTGAATCAACCTGATCCTTGATGGCCTTGTCTTTAAATTCGGCAATCGTGTCTTTCATCTGCCGACAAACAGTGTTAAGGATGTTCTTCTTTGCGTTTTCGATGTGGTCTTGAAGTCCTTTTGTAAGGATAGATTCTATCCTCCATTCGATCCATGTTTTTTGTGCAGACGTACAACCAGATATGGTTTTGCCGTTGCCGTCAACGCTTCGAAGTAAAACATCATCAAACCGCTTCTTGATTAGGTCTTCAATGCTTCCGACAAATGTCGGCTTGCCCCATCCGTCAGATATGGCTATATCTTCTGTCAAAAAGTTTTCCATCTTCAGCTTGATTTGAGCAACAACCGTGTCTGCTGTCAGTGCCGACAATGACTCAAAAGCTTTGCCGGTCAGTTTTTCCTTGCACCGTTCAAAAACAGCATCCTTGAGTGCATCGTTGAAAATTTCTTCAAAATCATACTCGCCGTTCATGTGGTCTGTGTCTACTGTAAACGAGAAAACCATAATCTTTCCCCTTTCTTTGGATGTTTAAACATACGCCCAGGGCGGCAGTTCCAGTTCGGTGACTTCGTCGGCGTATCCGGCGAAAATGCCGCTTTCCTTGGCTTTCGTGTAGGTTTCCAGGGCTTGCCTGATCTTTGCCTTGCCGTTTTCGATGAAGGCGTCGTCCGGGGTATAAACCGCAATTTCAAACGGTGCCGATGTTTCCACCACGATAAAAACATAGTCCATCTTTTCCCCGGTCACGGCCTTTACGCCGCCACGATACCATGCCGCCGACAGGTCATAGTCAAGGTTCGCACATTGCCGCATGAATGCCTTGTGGCTTGCGTCTGCCGTGCTTTTCAGCTCCACCATGATATTGTCCGACCGTAACCAGTCAACCCGGCATTTTGACATCTGGCCGGTCATGGCGTCCTCCCATGCGAAAGAAACTTCAGGCTTGCCGCCTTCAAGAAGTTTGCGGGCAGTTTCGTGTCTACCTGAAAACAAGCTGTTGATTATGCCGGTGCAGATTGCGTCCTGATCTACGGTCAAGACCGTTTTGCCTTCTGCCCTTGCCTCAAATTCTGCCGCCGCTTCTTTCCCGGCTTTCGTTCGCCTGTCGAACTTTTCGGGTTGCAGGATCGTTTCAGCGGCGAAGCGTTCGGGTTCCAGAACCGCGCAATGGACAAGCGAACCAAGGATCATGGCCGGTGTCGGGTCAATCGGGTTTTCCTTTGCCGCGAGATAGTGGGCCGCTGACCGCCGCAAGTGTTTCAAGGATGATGCATTCATCATGTCGCGCCAGTCCTGGCCGCGGTGGTATTCTTCGTTCGGTATGCCGTTATAAATTCCGGGCTTCATGATTCCCCCTTTCAGGAATGAAGGTTCTGGTAAAGACGGCCCAGGGACACGCCAAGCTCGAACAGGGGGCTTGACTGTATTTCGCGCTGACGCTGTTCGGCCCTTGCTTCGGCGGCTGATTCGGCCGCGTATTCAGCGGCGTTCCGGGCGTGTTCCTGCTCATTATCATAACAGCGGTCATAAACCCACTGGCCCGATCCGTCGCAGTCGTTGTAATGTGCGACCAGGGCGTCAACTATGGGCTTCGGGCATTCCTTGCCTAAAATGGTTGCCCGGTAAACTTCAAGGGCTTCGTCGGTGTCGTCGTAAACAAGGACAATCTGAAGCCCTTCGTCAACCAGTATTTCGTTTCGGTCAAGTTTTATCATCACATCCTCCCCAGCCCGCACCGACCAAAGCCGCAGGCATACAGTTGTATGCTGGCAAGGGGATTAAGGTTGATTCCACTACCATCGTGGCCTGTGCCATCACAAGTGTCTTTTTCAAGTTCGTAGCGATATTCGCACCAAGCCCTTAAAAACGTAGACACTTGTTTAGCCGACAACCAAATATTGTTAGCCCAACAGTCGGCCTCCATATCCCACCGGGTGTGCTTTGTAACGACAATCGCTCCAAGCAAATCGCCCTTTTTTGTTCCATTGGTCAGGTCGCAGGTGTGATATTTTTTCTCAATGTGTTGAACATCTGCCATTGGGATAACAACATCTTCGTCTGAATAAATTGATTCTGATACTTTTCCCATGCTTTCCCCTTTCTTAAAATGTCGGTTCAATAAAACGCGCATACACCGCAAAGGCGACGGCGCACAGGCCGATTGCGATTGTGACATAAAGTGCCATGTCGGATTCAAGAAACCGGCCCAGTCGCCGCATGGCGCGACGGAATCTGCTTTCATGTCTGATCTTCATGCTTCCCCCGTTTCGATCCAGCGCTTGCATTGTGCAACGCTTTTAAACACCCTGCCGTTGCCACTTGAGCCCTTCGGGACATATTTAACTTCACCGTCTGTTTCTATGTGGCCGAACAGGTTCCAGTATAAAAGGACGCTGATCCTTCCTGGTTTTTTTTCGTAGTCGATCATAGCCCTACCTTTCAAGCTCGGCCTGTCGTCGCCGGGCGGGTGTTGTTATCCCCACTGGTCGGCCATTGCATCGGCAATGCCTTGGTATGTTATCGCCCGAAGTTTCCATCTGTCTTTGGAAGGGCCAAGGTTGTTTTGGCCGGATGGGGTTTGATTCGCATACCTGTCTTTTTTTATGATTTTGGTCGGTGTCAGAAGCGGCAAGTTTTTCAACCATAAACAGGTTTTTTTGCTTGCATCTTCGCCGAACATCCAAGGCTGGATGTTCTGATCCGGCTTCCTGATTGCGGTGCTGATTCTGCCGACCGGGTTTTCAAGGGCGATCTTGCTTATTGGAGCATTCAAC